TGTGCGAGTAGTGCAGCAGCGCCACCGGCCTTCAGCTTCGGATCGTGCAAGCCTCTCAAAAGATCTCGTGTTACGGCGCTTCTTTCTTCAGGAGTTTCCTCCGGAGCAGGAAGAGCCGCAGGAGGGGCGTCCTGCACGATAGTGACCGGTTTCATCTGTTTCGCTTCGTCTTCACTATACGGAAACGTGATGTTGATACTGGCTGCATCGTCCGCACCGATAAGAACTTGTGACGCTCCGATTGTCCCCTGAGAAGCATCTATCTTTCCACCGCTTTGCAGCCACATTCCGATGATGTCCTGATCCGGAGCAAGAACCATATCTTCGGAAAATCCTAGCGCATCAGTCAGTTGCTCTCGAAAGTACGTGTGTAGACGGATGTGCGGCTGTGTTTCTTCAAGAGTGTGAGATCCCGGAACTTTCCCTTGATATCCATCCTCGATACTTGCTGCGCCTCTGTACGCTCGTCCTCTCATCGCTCCGGACGTGACTGCGTCCGTGCCTAAAGCGAAGTTTGCCGTGATGTTCATATTACGAAGTAAGTACGCGCGTGGCATTGAAAAAATTTCTTTGCCGGTTTCAGCGTCGAACATCAAGCCTGTTCCGTTGGGGCCGCGTACCTCGATCTGCTTGAGGACGCGAGTCATGTCCCCCTCTTTTATAGGGTTGCCCTTGTTGTCTACGAACAGGGCATCTACGCCCCCCTGACCGATCAGGCGTTGGTGGCGTAGCATGTTCGCCTTGAAATACGCGACGATGTCAGGGGACATCGGAATGTTTATTTCCGTATTCATCTTTGTCATTCCCGGAGGAATGAACAGTCCCGGAACATTATTCTTTGCTCGTCGTCCGGTGCCGGATGGTGCCCGGTAAGCAGACACGGGCATACGTTCTACTTCACCGGGACGGAAGCCTAAGTCGATCTGCATGAAAAGGGCACGTACGACGTGTTCATCTTGTGGATTTTTCAGCAGATAATCGAGAAGCCCCTTTTTCAAGAGGCCGACATTCTCGTGACGAAAACGAAATCTATTTGCTAACGGGCCGGGCTTCTTCGGATTGACAACCGAGTCCGTCATACGCGGAAGGAAGTTGTCGTATCTTTTTTGTACGTCTCTGTTTTCTGCGAGACTAAGTTGGTGGATGATATTTTCTTCGATAGCGTCGACGTGACTGTACAGTCTACGACGAGCATTCGTGCCTTCTGGGTCACCCTCTCCACTCTTTGTTACTCTCTCTGCAGCCCGTGCTTGAGCTTCCATAGATGCTTTGTAAAGAGGATTCGCCTCTTGTATCTCTAATCCAGCATCGAGAAAACGTATGAGAGGTTCTTCGAGAAGACTTTCGAAAGCGGAGTTGTTCCGGAGCGTATCTCCGATTATATCCTTCTGAGCCTTGCCCGACGCTATATGGGCAGCAGCACGTAACTGAAGAAAGCGCCGTAGGGTTACCGTTTCAACATCGACCGCCTTGTCGTATATAAATTGATCTGTCTTTGCCATTTAGTATCCGAAGACTTCGTCTTGAACTTGAAAAACTTGTGTCTTTATTGCGTGGAGTTGTTGATGGATAGAAGCGTAACCGCTCATACGGGTCATCAACATGTAACGCAAGGCATCGTACGCGTGATCCTCTGACTTCGTGTCTACATCTTCGCTATTACTTTTCGACAGAGGGATGCCAGCAAGCTGCTTGATAATATTCTGGCACGAAGAAAATATACGTAGGCGAGGTTCGTTTGTGTAGGGGTCGTCAGCTAGGCGACGATGTATTTCCATCTTTCCTTGAATACGATTTCGATCTGACGGCGTCCACCTCACGCCTACGCGCATCATCGTCTCTGCTATCGACGGACCGAATCCTGTCTTGTTCCAGCACGACGAGTCGAGGATCGTGTAGTGAGGCTGCGGATCTAATTGTTCTGCTTCTAGTATTTTATCAGCCAGTTGCTCTGCTGTCAAGTGTTTAGCATATAATTCACGATAAACCCAGATATTATTGTCCCAGTCAATAGCCCCCCACAAAACGCACGACGGACTCGCATAGCCGTAGTCCGCCGCTCGTATGCGGGGCCAGTTGGTAGGAAGGTCATAAGGCTCGACAACATGGCGCACTCGTGAGAACTCGGGAAAGGCCGCTCCCTCCGCCACGTCCCAATCACCTTCGAGGAGTCGCCTTCGTTCGACATCCGGGAGCGACCTGAGCATAGCCTCGTATTGACCGTCTGCCATCAGGTAGGGATTGTCGGTCAGCCGTGCCGGTACGAATTTGCGAAGGAACAAGGGCTGACCTGCTTTCTCGTGACCGGGAGGCCACAGAAAGTCTTTTTTAGTTTCTATATCGAAGGCAGGAAAAGACTTGTTTGATTCCAAGCCATCGATGTAAGTCTTCTTGACCCACCAACCACCCACTCCTCCGGGGTTGGCTGTGCAGCGCATGTACAGGTGTTGCTGGAGTTCAGGATCAGTAGTACGAAGGCGAGAACGCAAATAATCCCATACGTACGGTGTGGGATATTGTGTGATCTCATCGATGCCTATCCAGTTGAACGCCTGCCCCTGAAAGCGCGTCACGTCTTTGTCTTTGTCGAGGTACGTGAACCACATCGTCGCCCCGGACGGAAAGACCCACGTCGACTTCGACTCTCGGAACTTCGCACCCGGAAATGCCTTCGGGTAGAGTTGCCGAGACTTGTCGATCAGTTCGGTTAGTTCGTCGAGAGTACGCCTAAGAAGAAGCCCACGATGATTAGAGTTGTGGCAGTAGCGCAAAGGATCGGCCAAGAGAGCGAAAGATTTACCGCCCCCGGCTGCACCACCGTAGAGTACGTCTCGCTCACCCGCCGACAGAAATTCCGTTTGCGGACCCGTATTCGGTTGGAAGACGACTTCACTTTCGCCGACAAGCTCCGATACTGGGTCTGGCAAATCAGCCACATCCCCAAGATCGATTGTGGCAGAGGAACTGCCAACAAGAGCGTTTTCAACTTTCGTAGCCTGTTCTTCGAGCTTTCGAGCATAGCGTCGTTTGTCCTCTGCTGCTTTAGTCGACTTCGCGGCACGGCGCTTTGCGGCGTTGACACGTTTCGTCGCTGCACGCCTTGCACGCTCCTTTGTAGATAGGTTATATGTGGCTTTGGGCGCATTCGGATCGCGCTTCGGCCTACCGCGCTTTTTCGGCGCTGCTTTGGGCTGATCGTCCACGTGCTTTCCCTATACGTTTGCTAAGAGCTTGTGAAAATTCAGTGCCGCTCATACCATCAGGCACTCTCATTCCGTCTCCTCTTTTTATGGCTTCGTCGATAGCATCATCTGTACTGTATCGTTTGAGTTTGCCATCTATCATACGTAAAGTAGGTGCTACGTAAGTCACGCCGTCTTGTGTATAATCGACAGTGCGTACCGTCTCTCCGCCTTTTGTAGTTGGAGTAGACGGATCCATCGCTCTGTAGAGCCAGTCAGCCATTTCCTTTTTCAGCGCTTCGTGCTGCTTTTCTTCCACGGTGGATCTTTCCGCCCTCTGAGAAGTTGAAGTAGTATTGACCGTCTTCGTCACGCTTGTAGAAGGGCTTTCCCTTCATCGACTGCGGACGATTGTATAGCTCTTGGAGAATACTGAACTGGAGGTCCGGCATATTCACACCCATCTGATAGATAGGATTGTCCTTACCGGGGCGACGGATGTAGCCGTCGTCGTCATCACCCATATTAGCCATCTATGATTACCTCGTTTTTCGGCGGTAATAGGACGACGCCGTGTACTGCCGTTACGTTGTGGTTAATTTGCTCCGGGGCGCGTACGCCGACACGCGTGAGGAGCGACTCCGCAGCCTTGAGACGCAAGTCGTCACCGCGTTCGGGGGCGGGATTGTCTATTGTCGTGACGAGGCGATTAGCTGCCTTGATCGCATTGACCGAAAGGATGTCTTTCGTACGCTCTACGATCTCTTCAGAGAGAGTTTTCTTGAGCCACTGGCTCGAACCCTTCGAATATCCGGCGTCTACGGCTGCTTGAGTGACGTTTCCGCCGTTTTCGAAGAGCAAATCGAGAAATTTACCCTGTTGTGGGGTTAACTCCCGCTGTTTTGCGGGTTTTTGTGGAAGTAAATTCATCTTTTTCTCGTAATCCGGGGTGAATCACACGTGCGTCGTACCTTTTGTTAGTAAACAACAGTGTTTATGGGAAGGTGTGACGGGTTTGTGTGTGATCCACGCCATAAGTATAGGTGCTATTTCCGATGTTGTCAACTTTTTTCTTGACAAATCGTGATTTCGACAGTACACTGCGTGTAAGACCCGCTGGGATATACACCCATATCTGCAAAAGTGGCCCAGTAAGGAAGGGGTGGCTCCCCTTAAGGTGTACGTTTT